CACACTTGAACATGAAAAACTCGTTACTTCTAAAATTAATGAATTAGTTGAAGTGACTTTTGCAAACAAAGACTATTCTACTTTTAACTTCTTACAATGGTACGTTGCAGAACAACACGAAGAAGAGAAATTATTCAGCGGTATTTTAGACAAATTAAATCTTCTTGGCGAAGATGGCAAAGGCTTATTCTTAATCGATAAAGATTTAGGAAACCTTGCTGGTCAAACCGCTTAATTAGATAATCATAAAGCTTAGTAGAAATACTAAGCTTTTATTTTACTCATAAATTGTGACAGCGTATCAAAATATTTTAAACTTCCCTTTTATCTTTGAATGCAAGTTGATGAAATTTAAAACAACTACACGTTTTTAATGAAATTTTACTTGCAACGAAGTAAGATAAACGTATAATTCAGAACAACCCAAATGCCTGGGTGGCGAAATTGGTAGACGCAGCGGATTCAAAATCCGCCGGTGAATAACCGTGTCGGTTCGAGTCCGACCCTAGGCACCACATTATAATCCTCGTTCATTGGACGGGGATTTTTCTTTTCTGCTTTTCCATTAATAAAATCAACACTTTACGATACTTAAATATCACTTTTCTACTCTTTTAATCTTATCCAGTATTGCCATTTTTTATGTATTTTTATATATTTTTATGCGTTCATTACGCCAAAATTACGCCAATCGGTTTAATTTTTGGCAACTTTTTACGTTTAGAGATTAATTAAAGTGGCAACAGTTAGAAAACGTGGTGATAGATGGCGTGTGGAAGTCTATCGAGACGGCAAAAGAAAATCCAAAACCTGCTCAACAAAGACGGAGGCTATCTTATGGGGAGCGGAAGAAGAAAAGAGATTAGAGTTAATGGCTAATGGTATGCATCCAGAAACGATGTTTTCAGACGTGATTAAGCGTTATTTGAATGAGGTTACGCCAACGAAACGAGGCGAAAAGCACGAATTTAACCGTTTAACTCGCTTTCTACGCCACCCTATCACAGATAAGTATATATCCGATGTTACTCGTCATGATTTAGAGTTATGGATTAAAGAGCGATTGGAAACCGTCAAGGGCGAAAGCGTTCGCAGAGAGTTATCCACTATCGGGCATATCTTCGAAGTTGCACTTGAACGATGGGGATATATTCAATCTTCCCCTATGGTTGGATTGCAACAGCCAAAAGCAAGCAAACCGAGAACGCAAAGATTTACTCAAGAAGATATTGACGAGATAGTTAAAATTAGCGGATATAACGAGGACTTAAAAACAGCCAAGGCAAGAACTGGAGCGGCGTTATTGTTTGCGATTGAAACAGCAATGAGAGCTGGCGAGATTTGCGGATTGACTTGGGATAATGTAAGCCTAGAAAGAAAGACGGCTTATTTACCAATGACTAAAAATGGATCTTCTCGCACCGTCCCACTTTCAAAAAATGCGGTGATAATACTGGAAAGGTTAAGGGATGAAATAGAACAAGGCGAAACTTGTTTTCAAGTGAAGTCAAATATTCTAGATGCAACATTCAGAAAGCTCAAAAAAGCAGTTAATCGAGAGTATTTACACTTCCACGATACTAGACGTGAGGCATTAACGAGATTGGCTAAAAAAGTCGATGTGATGACTTTGGCAAAAATATCGGGACATAAAGACATTCGGATACTTCAAAATGTCTATTACGCCCCGAATATGGAAGAAGTCGCTGAACTTCTAGGTTAAGGTAGGATTTCTGGGAATGGGTCGTTGGTTATCCAAGTTATAACAGGCATGCGCATATAATCCATATCCGATGTTGATACATTACCATTAAATCTTAACTCGATATAATTGTTATCTAATGTGTGAGCAACATACACTAATGCAACGTTTTCACCCTCATCATTGTAGAACGGTAGCATAACAGGTACAGTAGCTCTAAATCCAAGCGGTATTTTTTCACGAGGTAAGATATCCATTCGCTTAGCGTGATTTTTTCTCGTAAATCTAGAGTTGCCGCTCCCGTAAAATGAGATTGTTCCCCATCGACCAGTGGTGAAAGAGCACTCCACCATATTGCCCACTCTTCTCAGATATATAGCACCCTCTTTAACATTCACAGAGTCTCTCGTCATTCGTCTACTGCCAGTGTCGCCAGATATAACAACCCATTTGTTATTCTGTTTTTGCCACAGATACGCTCCAACACCTGCACCGTTTGTTGAATTATAAAAAGTTCCATTTGGCTCTCTACCTGTGATTTTGCCTTGTGTTGTTTCAAATTTATCTGGTCGCCCAACACCAGTAATTATTGTTGAATCACTAGATTGACTACTGCCGCCACCTGTCGGAATTCTATTCTCAATTCGCTTAATTTCAGTTCCCATGAATTCAGCGAATTCTGATATATTCGCTTGAAATGTCATTATTTATTGTAACCTCTGTTGTAAGCTTCTTTTAAATTTACGCTATCTAGAGCGGTGAATTTTTGATTAAGTGTAGTTAACGCTTCATTGGCTTTTGAGATTTTTTGAATGAGTTTATTCAAGCCATCTTCACCTGTTTTCATTCCATTTAACGCATCAGCAAGCTCTTTGATAGTGTCCAACTCTGCCGCTACGTTACCGCCCAAGATTTCGCTTTTAGCCTCTGTTTTCGCTTGATTGAGTAATTCAAGGATTTTTTTAGCTGACAGGGTTGAACTGTCGCCTGTTGCGCTATCATTGATGCCGGCGCTACTGCCAGATAAAGCTGTAATGGATTGTTTTAACTCATTGATTGCTACTACTAGTGATGTTTTTTGTTCTGTCGTTAAATTATCAAGGTTACCGATTGCAGTTTGACGCTTCTTATCTTCCTGACCTAAGAATTCTGCGAACTCGGTTAAAACTGTTGTAATTTCTTGGCTTGCCATGCTATAAAGCTCCTATTCTATAAAATGTTTTCAATTCTTCGAGAGTTGGGATCTTTTCCTTTCTCTCGCCAATCTCTTTTATTAAACGCACTTTAACCTTAATATTAGGTCTTGAGCGTTTAACTAATCTAATAATCATCTCGCCTCCGTTATATCGTGGATAAGCGTGAATTCACCACCTGCGAGCGTTCTGATTAATCCTTGAGGGCTGGTGCATTGTAAATCCCAGCTTGCTGTCTCCCACTTCGCCCCTAGTGTTTTATCGTGTGACAATGTAACTGTTACTAGATTTTCACTTACAGTAATCTCACCTGTTTCGGTTGATAATTTAATAACTTCGCCTTTCTTCGGCTCAATCCACATATCGAACTTGCTACCAGTTAAATCACTCTTCTGCTCGTCATCTTCTAGTATTTCAAAAGTCCAACCATCATCATCACCACGCACTGTTTCCAGCTCAATGTTTTCCATCTTTGCTCCAAATAAAAACCGCACCAAGATTACTCAAAGTGCGGTTGATTTCAGTTAAGGTTGATTAAATTACGATTTGACCGTTTTCTTTCAGATAAGCGTAAATTCGCTCTAAATCAATCTGTTCTGTAGTTTTGCCAATGTCATCTTTGGTTAATGGCTTTTTCATTAGCTCTTTGGCTGTTGTTGCATCAATCCATTTATAATCAGAAATAATGGGCGTGAAGTTAGTCACGGAGCCGTCACTATCTTCGCCAGTGCCTAATACATACTTGGCATTGATTGAGCCATCTTCTTGTTTGGAGTATGCAGCAATAGCTGAATACATTGGATTTAAGATTTTGTTAAATGTTGTCATTTTTACTCCTAGACTTGTGTCATTGTTGTCGTGCTTGATACTGCGTATGCTACGATGCATAACTTGGCAGGGTTTATATTACCAAAGCCAATATTGAAAAGCTCTGTAGGGTCTTTTTTATCTGTGTGCCAATAGTAATACTCATGCGATTGATTTGCTTCTACCGTGAAAGTTATGTGTGAATTAACCACGAAAAAAATCCTCCTAACTGGAGACGGTGCTATCCTTATTCTTGATTGATAACTCCCACCAACTATATAGGCATTAGCAATAAACGTTTCACACAGATTACCACCAATCAACTGATTGACCTCAAGCGATCCCGTGAATTTACCAGTTACACCCTCCAGTCTAGCGCCTCGTATCGTGCCACCATTAATATCATTACCGTTTATCGTTGAACCAGTAATTGTTGTACCATTGATTGCTCCGCCTGATATGTTATTACCATGGATATTAACGCCAGTTATATCGCCAGCGTTGATACTGCCAATATTGGTACTAATAGCTGAAAGGCTATTAACATTTAACTTGTCAGAGGTTAGTGAGCGTGTAGCAATATGCTCAGCTCCAATACTGCCTACTGCAATATGCTTGGCTGCCACCGCACCAACTGCGATATTGTTAGCCGTTACACTATCCGCACCGAGCTGTTTAGTGGTGATTGAGTTGGTGACAATCGAACCGCCATCAATAGAGGTTATCGATGTTTCTCGCCATGGACTAGGTGTGTTTTGACTTGGATTCACCTCCTCAAGCATCGCTCTAGCTATGTAACAATCTTGATATGCTTGTTTGTAACCAAATCTATGGATGCGGAAAGCAAGACAAACCACACCACTGCTAGGGGCTATGAATTTAACAAATGCACGATGTGTGCTATTTGTGTCCACTCCATTCGCAAAATTCGAAGAGCTAGCTTCGACGCAGCTCTCACCATCATTTAACAAAATATTATTTCTTTCGCCAAATAACCCGGAGTCAGCAAGCCAACGGATATAATTTTTGCTGTCAGCACTGTATTCTTCAGCAATCAAATATCCGCCACAATGATAACAACCAACGTATGCTGAGAATATATAGGTTTTTCCGGGGATGACATTGGCGAACACCCTTGCGTTGTCCACCCAAAACTGATTGTTTTTACTGTCAACTGCCAACTGCGAGAATCCATTCACGGACCATGCGGCAATATTAAACTCTTCATCTTTATGCGTGCTATCTTTCGGTCTATAGGGCTGACTTTCGCTATACTGACGTCTTATGCGCTGCACGCCAACACTACCAGCCGTCCAGTATTTTTCGATGCTCTTGTTATACCAGACAAAGCCATGCCATCCCTGTGAGTTATTGGCGAATATTGGATTCTTGAGCAAATTACCACCAAGCCCCAAGGCTAATTTCTCGCCTGTGATTTGAGTTGCCGCAATATGCTCAGCTCGTACCGCTCCAGCTTGTAATGCACCAGCTCCGATTGTGTTTGCGCCAATTTGATCAGCCTGTAAAGTGCCAACTAATTGAGTTGTTTTGATGCGAGCGCCGCTTGCATCAATGCCATTCTCAAGGTATTTGCTACCGTTCCATGTATAGAGTTTACCGTCTGCGGTGTTATATACCTGTTTGTGTCCTTGATATTCGCCAGTGTTTAAGCCGTTAACCGTCTTGATTAAGTCAAGGTTTCTAGCTGGTAAAGCTGTGTCGATTACCTCATCAACGATATTTTGAGAGAGTTTTTTATTTAAAACCTCTAACTCTGCATCAATATCTACCGCACTTTCGCCACGCAGTCCGCTTTGTTGGCTAAATGGCCCTACATTTACGCCTCGAGTATGTCTTAACCAGTAGTATCTAACCTGTTTAGCTCCGACCTCGTGTGAGTACATTTTTGCAGTAACTCTTGTTAGGCGTTTGGCGGTTTTAATATCGTTCGTTTCGCTAACGAAAATCTCTGTCGCAGTGGCATCATTAATCCAATCCCACTCAAGTGTGATATTGCCTAGCCCACCAGTTACTCTTACACCTGTTGGCGCTGGCGGTTTATCAATAACAAATGTTTGGGTTCTTTCGCTTAATACTTGGCCTCGCTCGTTTTTAACTAAGATTACAACGGTATATTCACCGTTTTCTAGGCTATCTAGGTTTAGGTTTGGCGATGTTTGACCTAGTCTAACATCGTATAATGCGCCATCTTTATAGATGCGAAAATCATACTTAATAACACCGTTACCGCCAGTAATATCGCCAGCAAAGGAAATACTACCGTCAGGATTAACCGTTACACCAATGTTACTCACCTGTGGAACAGTAAGGATTGATGTTGCTTTAGGCTCAAACTTCGCCCCATTGTCAACAATCGCTTCTTTCTGTGGTTCGTGCTGCAAGGCTGTAATGGTATATTTACCTTTTGTTTCTTCTTTTACAGATACAGCCTTGAATAACTGGCTTGTTACCTGTTGAGTAGATAACGACCAAACACCGTAAGCCTCTAGCCCTGCTGGCTCTTGGTCTAAAGTAACTTCGGCACCTTTAGCGGAAACAATCTTAATATCTTGATGTTTAGCTTGAGCGTTTATGTAACTAAAGTAACTGTTACCGTTGACCGATATTTCTCTGTCTAAGGTAACTTTTTTACCGTTTACCGCTAAAACTCGACCACCTACATTGGTGCCAGCGTAATACGTATCAGCGACTTTGATAATGTCACCTGGTACATGCATTAAGCCCTCTGCGCCGACTGCAAAGCTAACGGTTTTTGTCTCTAATTTCTCGGTTTGTAACAGCCATAAGCCTGTTCGGTGCGCCTGCCCTCGAGAAGTGCAGCCGAACGCTGTGATTTTTTTAACATTTAAACCGTGCTTGCGAATTTCTTCATCATCAGAGACATATTCAATCGCTTTCTCGTAACCGTTATCTTTGTCGGAGTATTCAACTTGAATGGCGTTATGGCGAGACTTTTTAGACGAGAAAGTATAATTAAACTCGCCTTTCTCAACGTTTGCGTTTGTGTATGTCCAGACTGGGTCGTAATGGCGATCCATTACTACCGTTAGTTGCTGACCGTTCCATACTGGCATCGCTCGAAAGATTGAGCAGATGTCATTAATCACATCATACGCAGAACGCTGCTCAGTTAGCCAAGCATTGCAAGTAAATCTTGGTTCTTGGCCACCAAAACCATCAGGGACTAATTGGTCACAGTATTGAGAGACTTGATATAAAGTCCACTTATCGGCGCCAAAATCACCAAGTCTATTACCTAATCCGTAACGCTTACTTGTTACAACATCGTATAGAATCCAAGCTGGGTTATCAGTCCAATCAATTTTAAATGTACCGTCCCACATTCCAGTATATTTTCTGGTGCGTGTGTCGTAATTGCTCGGCACTTTTACTCTCAAGCCTAATAAGTCATAGGTGCGAGCTGGGATATTGCTAAAATACTCAGAGTCAAACTTAACGCCGATTAAGGCTGTGTTTGGGTAAGTAAACTCTGTGTCGATAATCTCGGTGTAACTCGACCAAACTGTATTATTTTGAAGTCTTTGGGATTTGCTATCTTCCGTTACTCGTTCTACTTTTACAGTAAATGGAGCTTGAGGCAAATTGTCAAAAGTGTGTTGTTGTAAGTATTGAGAGCTGTATTTCCCACTAATTGAAACAGGATAAGATTGTGAGCCAATAGTAATAACAAGCTCTACCGTTGCTCCGCCTGTGTCGCCATTCTCATTCTGACTAAATAGAGATTGAACACCGATTGTTAGTCTTAACCGAGAAACCTTGCTATCTGTAACGGTTCGTGTAATCGGCAAATTCTTTCTAACCTGAGTTCCAACGCTTACCTCTTTTTCGGAAGTGTTAAAACCAGCGATTACATCTTGAGCTTGGCTACCAACTCTCCCCTCTAATTGAACGTTGTTGAAGTTATAGGAGCCATTTTTGTTTTGAACTGGAGTATTATCAAAATAAACTGACTTCATTCCATCGGCAAGCCCCTCAACTTCACCCTCTGAAACCACGTCAATTATTCTCACAAGCTGTTTACTTCTGCTTGTTTCTTTAGCTTCAACAGGCGTATGACCGCCACCGCCACCTTTACCCATTGCTAACTCCTATCGTTTAAATCTTGGTAACAATTTGCCTTTCTTCTCTTCTGGCGGTTGTCGTTCAATATCCATCGTCTCAACGCCTTGAGAGATAATCAGTGAGCCAACTCTAATTCGCCCATAAGCGAGAGGCATAGGGCGACCCTGAGCCGCCATATTTGAGAGATTTGAAAAGCTGGTTGATTGTTTCTTCTCAGCATCTTTGCCTGTTGACATTGACGGCATTTTCGTGAGCATTTGAGCTACGCCACCTAATAACATTGACGCACCCACTCCACCGACCATCCAAGCGGCATTTGCACCGATAACACTAAATCCCAATGGTCCCAAGGCAAAAGCCGTTGCAATCAAAGCCACGCCAGCAATCACTCCAAATAATCCACCACGCTTTGAGCCTTTCAATGTTGGAGTGAAATGCACTGTTGCATCATCTTTAAGCTTTTGATTTAATCCATGCTCAAGATAGCGATTATCAAAGTAATCTCGCCCTACCCTTACAGTAAATAAGCCTTGCTGAATGAATTGTCTAAGTTTTGGAATTTGGCTTGTGAGAGCTTGAACTACTTCGGCGGGCGTTTTGCAATCTAGCCTAAATTCAGAGCCAAACTGTTTAAGGCTACCGTAAAATCTAACGTTGACCATTCTCTGTATCTCCAAATGCTATGAGTGTGTTTAAGCCAATAACCATCATATAAATCACGCTTAGATAAACGTTTTGGTGCGTGATGAAGAACCATCTGCTCGCCTACATAAATCGCAGCGTGATTGGGTACGTTTGCTCCTACACTAATAAAAATTACATCACCAATTTGAGGTTCGTTTACTTGCTCAAATCCTTGTTTCTCGATGTTGTCTAAGTAGAGATTTTTACCCTCTTCCCACCAATAATCTTTACGCTCGAAATTAGGCATCTCGTAGCCTGATAGGCGGTAAAAATCTCTGAATATCGTGTAACAGTCCATTTCACCGTGCTTGAATTCACGACCTATTAAAAATGTGATTTTGGGGAAAATATGAATTTGCTCATCACATACCAACCAAAAATCTAATTGGCTGTAGAGTTGAGTTTGTAAGTCTGATTGAGAGAGTTTTGGTTCACCTTGTGGGTGAGAGTGAACCAATGCCACAATCTCGCCTTTCTCTGATGCGCTAATGTAATCTTCTGGCGTAATCTCAAAATGATTTCCCTTATCTTCTGCTACGTTTTCGCAAGGTATAAAGACTTTTTCGCTACCCGCTAAAACAACAAAACCACAGCTTTCCTGTGGTTCTTTTGATTTTGAGTAACGGATTATTTCATTGTGTAGTTTACCGTCCATCGCTTACCCCAATTTATCAACGCTAACAAATCCACCGTAGTTGTGTGTGTTGTTTCTTAACTTGCAACCAGTCAATAAACCGCTGCATTTATCCCTTTTCGGGTCTGTTGTCGGTTGGTCTTTCTCGTCCGCCACTGCTCTACCTGTATAACCACACTCAACGCCACGATAAAGCCAATTGCATGTAGATGTAATCATTCGTCCAATAAGTGCGTTATCCGTCTCGGACGGTAAGGCTAAAGTAAATTGAGCTACATCTCGATTAAGCGATGATAGCTGTTCAATCAAGAAATAACTCAATGCCTCTTGTGATGGGTCAGCTTGCTTATTGCCACCATCAAAATTTACCGCATCGAGATAGTGCATATAGACCAATCTTCGTCTAACAACACCACCTAAACACTGTTCAAATCGATTACAAAGTGCGGTAATAAATCCACCAACATTCCCAAGTGTTAGCGTTGGTCGGTTGCTTGGGCCGCTACCTGACATTTCAAAGCCATCAGCTTTAACCGCAAATGGCTCATAAGTCTTGCCTTGCCATACGATAGGTTGTGATTTCTCGTTAGCGCCAGCATAGAATCGATATAATTCACCATTTATACCGTCGGCATCTTTTAAGCCTCGCAAATCCACTTCAAATAGCTCAATGAGTGCATTTTGCTCTAGCTTGGCTAAGTCTAACTTGAATTGATTGCTAATTAGTTGTGGCATTATGGCACCTCAACAAAATCACAAGTAAACTCCGTGAAGTTTAAACTCATTCTTGCTGGCCATTTACTACAAATAACTTTGGTATTTTTGCCGGTAAATGGGTCTTTAAAAAGAAAAGGATGAATCCCTTTGTGTTTTTTAAAGAATTCATCCACTTCTAGGCGGTCTTTGTTTTTAACCTTAACCGATACAGAATAAGAGCGGAGTAAACTATTAATCCCTTGTAATTGGCGCTGTGTATATCCATCACCGAATTCAATAGAATTTACTGTTGGCTCATTATCAACCTGAAAATCAGGTCTAATACACCATTTAAATGTTTCCATATTTACCCCTAAGCAAACACACCACCAGAACGCATATTGTTTGAAATAATGCCATTAGTTTCATTTCTTGCTATCTGACGGATTAACTCTACTGTGATTTCTGTTTCGCCATTTCGCTGTCTTTGCTCAACATTAGCATTAACTGGCTCGCCATTATTAATCACCTTGACGGAAATGCTACCGCCTGCCATTGGTCTGTAACCGGTTGACGGAATAGAGCCTACTGCTCCACCTGTGGCATAACCGCGGCCATAATTAAGATGGTTAAGAAAGCCAATCCCTAATCTTGATGTTGCCTCTTTAGTGATAACGTATTCGCCACGGTGAACAACACCGGCTGGCGTATATTTGCCACCATCGCCAGTATAACCACCGCTAGCAAACCCAACATAACCACCTTCAGCAAATCCGAACGAACCCATGGCGGACTTAATAGAGTTGAACAACACCATTTTCACTATCATTGAAGTGATGTCGCTTAAAATAGATTTTGCTAAGTCCTTGAAGTTGGCTTTACCAGTTAAAACAAAGTCAGTTAAGGCGTTAGACATCCCATTGAAAGCGTTTTGGGTGATTTGTGAGATATTTCCAGCCACATCATTGACGGAATCTTCTAGTTGATTCATTCCATCTTTTATCCCAGCGATCGGATCGCCTCTTCGTTGTTCCGATGTCGATTGAATAACCGCTCTACGCTCTTTCAGTTTTGCGATTTCTTCATCAAGTTTGGTGATATTCTCCTGTGACATTCCGATTTTTAATCGAGCCGCCTCAAGGTCTAATTGGTGGTTGTATTGGATTAATTCTTGCTCTTGTCTTGTTTTACCAAGTAATTCAAGCTCAAACTCCATTGCTCGCAGTTTTTCAGTATTATCAAAGGCGAATTGTGCGATAGCTACGCTTTGTTGTGCTGCATCAATTTGAGCAGCCATATCTTTCAGCTTAGCTAAACCGTCCGCACCGAAATGAGCGTATTTCTCGCCATTTGCCGCTATATCTTGAGTAATTTTGTTTAACTCTTGATATTGGCTGATTTGACCGAATACAGAAATATCTTGGGCATTTGCTCGAATTTCTGAAAGTCTGCGTTCCATTTCGCTAAGTTGATCGGTGTACTGTTTCACATAGTCAACTTTAGATCCACCAGAAGATTTACCGCCTTTCGATTTTTTAGACGAACCACCGCCCTTGCCAATATTTTGTGACTCGAGCAATTTTTCGTAGTTTGCAGCAACCTCTTTATGTTCGGCAGAGCCAGCTTCAAAGCCTTGACTTGACGCAAAATCCTCCCCTTGTAACTTGCGTTTCTTAGCTGGGTCGGTTTCTTTATTAATCGCAATTTGGCGATTGTTTCGCTCGATTAGCTTAGTCGCCTTATCACTTAAAGCATTTTGAACGCTAAACCCTAGAGCATTAAACTGGCTCGCTACCAAGATAGCCATTGCGCCCATTCGCTCAACTGCACTTGTAATAGATGCAGCACCACTTTCAGCGGTTGGGAAAATTCTATTTAAGTCATCGAGAGAAAATCCGATTGAATCAATGCTGACTTTGGAAGTGTCCAGTGTTGGTAATAAGCTTCTTAATTTATCGTGAAATTCAGCAACGGGAACCTGTCCAATGATTGTTTTTAAATCATCTTCTGACTTAGTTAGTTTCTCGTTGGCTTTTGCTAATTCAGCTTTTTTAATCGCCAAATCTTGAGTTGCTTTTGCTAGTGCCTCTAAATACGCCGAATCTTCCGCTTTTCCGCTTTGCTGTGCGATTTGTTTGCCTTGCTCGATTATTCTGTTGAGCTTTTCATACTCTTCTTCTAATCGCTTAATTTCGTCCTTTTGTGCGGTGATTGATTGCTCTAATTTAGCTTTCATTCCGTCAAGGACTGCGGCAGAAGTGTTTGCTAATTTGCCAGTAGTTACATCTAATGAATCAGCAAAGGATAACAGCTCTTGTCTAGCTGCCTCTGTTTTCTGTTGGTAGTCTAAGAAAACACCAACACCAGCAGACAAGCCTAGAGTTAATAAGCCAAGTGGACCACCAACAAAACCTAATGCGCCGCCTAAGCCTTTACCTGTTGCGGTTAATGCTTGCTGTGCAGCAGTAAGATTTCTTGTTGCAGCCGCCTGTGCTGACATAGCGGCAGATGCTTGAATACTAGCAGCAATCCAAGCGCGGATTTTTCCAACACTCCAAACTACTCCTGCACCTGCTGCAAGACTCGCAACGATAGTTAAGTGATTGGCGATTTCGTTAATAGCCTTAGCAAACGCCTCACTCGCTCCCGTTGATTTATCTAATTCACCAATCCATTTGACGGTTGAGGTGTTTAGATTTTCAAAGGCTGCGGAAATAGTAAGGATTCGAGTGTTAAACTGGTCATCAACAGATTCTTTGGCTCGTTCTAACGCTGGAACAAGAACATCCATTGTTAGTTTGCCCTCTTTCGCCATATTGCGAAGCTCGCCGGTTGTAACGCCTAAACCAGTTGCAATCGCTTTCGCTAATGCTGGCGTTTGCTCCATTACGGAGTTAAATTCATCACCACGAAGAATCCCACTTCCTAACGCTTGCCCGAACTGTGTCAAGGCCGCATCCGCTGCACCTGCACTTGCACCAGATACCGCAACAGCTTTAGATACTGTTTCAGTTAAACTGGCAACCTGTGCTTGGCTAATTTTTAATGTTTCGGCATTTTGAGCAAATCGTTGATAAACTCCAGAAGTCGCATTAATGCTTTGGTTAGTTTTTAATGCGATATCGAAAACATTGTTTAAACCTTTTGAGCTACTAATTGATGCACTTTCGACTAATCGAAGTTTGTTTTGAATTTCTGTGTATCCATCGGCAAAACCTTTTAATTGATTTGCACCAAAACCAGCTATACCAGCTTTGAAGAGGTTCGCAGATACACGATTGAGCGAATTCATCGACCGCTCAATATTGCTTAATTGTTTTGTCGTGGTATCAGTAAAGCGTTTCACTCTGCCTTGTGCGTTATTGATACCACTTTGGAATTTAACCTGATCTAACTCAAGTTGAATATTCAAGTGTCCTAATGAGCCTGCCATTTTTACTCCGTTATCTATTTGCTAAGTAATCGGCTGAACCGTCATCAAAATCTTCTTCTTTTTTCTCTTTGTAAAAAGGCATAAAGTCTGAAAGCTCTGGCGGTTTGCCTTTCGGATCACGATTAACCATTGCCAAAACGTGCGAAATTTGAGCCGAACGATAATCATCTCGCCACAACCCGAACGGTTGCTCTTCGTAAAATAGACGGTATTCCTGTAAATGACTTTCAGGCATCTGCTCAATTTCTTCTAGCGTTTTCCCGAGAGAAAGTGACAGGTTTATTTGGAACTTTCTTCGGCTGGTGAGTTTTTTGGTTCACCGTCCATAATGGCTTGGTTAAGTTGCTCAATGACAGCTTTATCAAGTTGAGATAATGCCTCTAAGTCGTTTTCATCTTCGGCATTGAATAGGTTTTCACCGTATTCATCACATAAACGCATAGCGATTGTGCGAGTTAATTTGTGCTTGTCGTAAACTTTGGCTAATTGCTCGGTTAGGGTATCTTCATTACTAAAATCAAGCGTAATACCTTGACTTTCAGCAATGCGAACTAATTCTTGCTGTTGTCCGTATAAGGCTTTGTTCATTTCGCCAACGGTAAACTCTCGGATGTAATAGGTGTCGCCTAAAATTTCCACGGGTTTAACTGTTGGTTTGTGTGATAAAAGTTTATCTCTTAAATTCATTCGTTCCGCCTTAGAAAAAGAAAACCGAGAGGATTAACTCTCGGTCTTGTTATTTACGCTGCTGTAGGTAAAAAATAATCACGTTTCGCTTTTTTAATGGTTACGCCAGATTCAAATTTACCTTTTACTTCACCGCTGAAGTTAGGTGATGTTTGAATAAAGCCAGTACCATATAAAGCACCTTGATTGTTTTTCAAAATCATCAACCAAGGGAACGTTTCTTTGTTGTAGAATTTTTTACGCAAATCTTGTTGCATTGTGGTTGCCGGTGCGTAGTAGAAAGAGAGCTTAATTGAACCGTATTCAATTTCGCCCGCTTCTGTTTCTGTACCCTCTGAACACATTGTAGTGATGTCTGTTTCGCCCAATGTATCACCATCACCATCAATCTGTTTAATAGCACAGAAATTGCTTGATAGTTGGATTTTTGAAACTTTAGCCTTAGTGAAGTCAGTAGGTTTATCAAAACCTTTCCAATCCACCTCATCGGCAAGTGTTACGGTATCAGTAGAAACAGATTTCACAGGATATGAACCGTCTAACGCACCTAAGCCAGTGATACGGATAAAATCACCAGCTTTTAAGCCGTTACCTGTTGCGGTAATTGTGGCATTTGGCGTAACAGTACAGTTTGAAATAGCTTTTTCTGTATCGTAGCCAACGCCTAAGTAAAACTTAGTCCCTTGAAAAGGGGTTGTTTGTGTTGCCATTGTTATTCTCCATAAGCAATTTGGTAATTGATTGTTCTGCGGTGCAGTTTTGTATCAGGCTCATAGTCTGATAAGTCATTGCTACGCTCCGCATAGTCAAATTTTTGCTCTAACGCACTAAAAATAGGTTTTCTTAACGCCATTACGTCATCTGGATTTGGGCTGTATATGTCGATTTGCACCATAAAATCATCTAAATCGCCATCTACTAAAGCAGAATTTGGCGAAATATTAATGAATTGATAGACGATAACAGGGAATTTCTTATTGGTGACAGGAATAAACCCGTAAAAACACCGATTTTCAACAAGTGGCGCTAGCGCCTTAAAAATATCTTGCTGTATCATTTCCCTGCCTCGCTCTCTATTCCATCTTTTAACGTTTTGATGATTTCTGTCGCAGCCTTTTCTTTTGACTGCTCAAATGCTGGCCTCATAAATGGCTTGGCTGGCATTTTTGAAGTGCCAAACTCTAAAAATCTCCAGTAATATGGGTCTTTAGGGTTAAGCGCCCCTTTCTTACCACTTCTAACCTTAAAAGTTTCGATTTGCTTGGTCGTAAGTGTCTTAACTCTTACTACAGTACCGATTTTGCCGTTTTTTAAGACTTTCGTGCTGCTCTTAATCGCTTTTTTGAGCGTGCCAGCTCGTCTATATGGCGTACTTTGGGAAAGAACAGGTGCATTTTGTCTTGCTTGTTCTTGCACAATCTTTCCGCCCTCTCTCATCGCTTTAACTGCAATCTTGTTAGAGACCTTACGACCAAGCTCACTCAAAGCTTTGTGTATTTGAGACAATCCCTCAACCTTGACATTACCCATCAACTGCCTCTTTACACATTAATTGTAGAGATACGTTGCGTTCTTGAGTGTTAAGCACGGAAACAATTTCAAAAAAACGCTTACCAAACTTAACTCTCATTGACGGTTTAATACCGTCTAGATGACGTAGCCATATCTGTGTAGTGATTTCTGACTGCACCTGTTGAGCTGAAAAGTATTCTCGACCTGATAACGGTCTAACATCAGCCCAAACAGTAGCTACTCTCTTCCAGGTTTGAGTGCTTGCGCCATAATCATTCACTTCATTAACTTGCCGCAACAAAGTGATTCTGTGACGTAGCTTTCCTATGTTCATCTTAATCACCTACACATCTATAAAACGATAACGCTCAATGATGGCTTTAACAGTTGGAGGTAAATCAAAGTTTGTTACACCTTGCCCCTCATTCCATCCACCACGGTTTTCATATAGGTAAGCGATCATCATTAATATAGCTATTTTTAAATCGCCAGTGATTTCTTGTGCATTAATCGGTTTTTCTTCGGGCAATGTATTAAAAAGCACTCTATTCGTGTGGTTCTCAACCATCGCCTTTGCTGCAACTAGATAGGCAGACAACAAATCATCTTCCTCATCATTATCAATGCGACATTGCAACTTAATTTCGTCTAGTGTGATTTCCATTCATCCCCCAATAAAAATGCGGCCATTTCTGACCGCACTTTTAATTATTTACCTGTTAATGCTTTAATTGCTGACACATCTTCGAGTACGCAGTCAAAGCGATGGAACGCTAAGAAACCTACTTGGTCAAACTCTGCGTAACGTTCCACTAAGCGACGTAATGTCATACCTGACACGCGACGAATAACGAAACGGCTGAAGTCACCAAAGTAAGCAAATTTCTTACCTGAACCAATATCTTCGATGCCTTGGTCAATCACATATTGATGGCCTAAGATGGTTGCAGGAGCAACGCCAGCCACATCAGGCAACCATAATGGACGTTTTTGTCCATCTACCATTTCTTTCAACGTTTTTAACGTATTGTCGTTGAAAGCAAGGCGAGTATTGCCAACGTTGCGATAGGCAGGATCTACTGAGTGGATCAATGCGTTAAAATCTTGCCATGCCACTGCAGCGGCTGCCGCTTGTGTTACACCAGTAACTGCGGTTTGCAAGCCTTTAGGTTGAGCAGGTGAGCCAACGCCAGTACCTTGGATAAGATATTTAGCTTCTGCACGACCAATACGTTCTGCAATTCGACGAGATAAATACTCTTCGATATCCACACCTGAATCTTGTAACAATTCGTTTGATACGCGGATAATTTTTGATGAGAGTTTTTTCGCACCAAGCTCAGCTGTGCCAAATTCAGTATCTAATTCAGTTGCTGCCGCATTTTCGCCAATTAATTCACCTTCTTCAGCGGTGCCGTTTGCTGTCGCCCAAGTAATAACGCGACCGTCTGCAGTGTTAAGAATTTGAGCAACGCTCGCGATACCACCAAAAGCTTTCATTTGTTCAGCAATACGAGCCTGCATTTCTTTAGGTACGGTGTAACCACCTTTATTGTCCGTGCCTGCCGCTTGTGCGCGAAGTTCCGCCATCACTTGACGTTCTTCTTGACTTAATTCGCCTAAGCCGCGACGTAAGAACGAATTAAATGCTTGGGAACGTTTAACTTCTACATCAATAACTGGTTTTGATTCAGTTTCAATTTGACGTTGCTCTTCAACAAATAAAGCATCGGTTGATCGTAATGATTCTTCGCGCTCAATTTGTGATTCAACACCGCCTAACTCGGATTTCATTGAATCCCACTTAGTGCGTTGTTCTTCAGTCCATGTTTTTTCGCCAATTTCATCATTCAATTGACGCATTTGAGCCGCGATATTACGACGTTTTTCTTGAAGTTCATGTAATTTAGCCATGATTTTTCCTCTTTCTTTAAATGAAAAAAGCCGCATTATTGCGGCTCGTATTGATAAAAATTACTTTTATTTAGCGTTAATTAAGCTTAAGAATCGCTCACGTGCGGCTTTTTGTGATACCGCTTTAGCAATTGTTCCTGAGTCTCGAGCTTCTTTCCACGCTTCAAGTGAGCGAGCTGTACTGCTTGCTTCTTGGTAAGCGGGATAAGTCACAGGACTGACATCATAAAGGCGTGAAATTTTATGAATTTCACGGATGATTACACCATCATCATTTTCATACCATTCATCTCCATTACGTGCGATCTTAAACGCAAAGGATGATTGAGTAATATCACCACGTTTTAGCGGTGCAATAACTAAATCACGAATAGTTGGATTATCTGGTGCGATAATGTCGTATTTAAGACCTGTTTCATCGACTGATAGACTCAACGTACCAGCCTTGCTTCTCCCTAGAATGAAATTCGGGTCGTGATTAAACAACCCGCGCACATCATCTTCAAGTACATCATCAAATGCACCTGGCATAATGATTTCGCGAAAACCCCACATTACTTCAGACATAGTATTGAACACGGAACCATAACCGATAATGTGCGTAGGCTCATCATCTCGGCTTTCCGCTCGCACTTCGCCTGCGTAGGAGCGTTTTTCTACATCA